CTGCAACAGGTCGAGCAGGCGCTGCGCCTTGCTCTGGAACACAAGGGCGAAACATGAAGCTGATCGACACTGTCTGGCATTGGCAAGTTGGGTGGCTGCGTCGCCCTGAGATGGATGATGAGAATGGATATTGTTATGAAGAGCCTGATGGTGATTTGATATATGTGCAGGAAAGGCGGTTCAAAAAAGCCGCGCGCTTGTGCATATGGCGGGAAGAGAGCGGCGAGAAGTTTACTAGCCTGTCCAAAGCTCCAATGCCAAGGCATGTGAGATGAACACGCAAGTCGTCAAAAGTCTTTGCAGTACATATGAACGCGAGTTTGGAAGCTTAGAGAATGCTGTTTTAGAAATTGAGAAAGTCCGCTGCGCTCAAAGTTTGTCTGCATTCGTTCGGTATGCGTGGGAGGTTGTCGAGCCCGGACAACCCTACATCCACGGCTGGCATATCGACTTCATCTGCGCGCATCTAGAGGCGATCACAAACGGACTGCGTCTTGAAGATGGATCAATCTACAATCGCCTGCTTATCAACATTCCGCCGGGCCCCGGTTGGGTCGAGAACCTTGTCATGACCGATCGAGGCCGCGTACGCCTCGGTGATATCAAGCCGGGTGACCGGGTTCTGACGCATACTGGGCGCTTCATGCCTGTCAGCGCCTGCTACTCAAAGGGTCTGTTGGGCACCCTCCGTGTAGTCACTCGGTCTGGCCGTGAAATGTACCTAACGCCGGACCATAACGTCCTCACGCCCACGGGGTGGGTCGAGGCGCAAGACCTAAAGATTGGCAGCATTCTGGGCGTGGTGACGCCGGAGAGTGGCATTGACGGCGATAAGATCCCCGCCCACGAAGCACGGCTCCTAGGCTATTTGGTTGGCGATGGCTCGCTGACGCAGGCCACGATTTCATTCACCAATCACGATGCAGATACGGTCGCTGACTTTGAGGCTTGCGCAAAACTTATGGGCTTCGGCACTATGCGAGCAAACCGTGGCGTCGTGCGCGTACACGGCGGCGCGAAGGTTCACCAGTGGCTGGAGGGGCATGGGTTACTGGGCAGCACGTCTTACACCAAATTCATACCCTCAGCCGTCCTGTGCTCCAGCAATGAGATCATAAAAAACTTCATCGGTGCCTACTGGTCATGCGACGGCATGATCGACGTGCGGGCAACGCGATCCCGAGGTTCGCGCTACCGGGCCTCGGCGACAACAGTCAGTCGCCGACTCGCAGACGATCTGCTGCACGCCCTCACCCGCATCGGCATTCACTCAGTTCTGCGAACAAATATGCGCAAACTGGAGACTGCGGCCCAGCCCGGCGGGTTTTACAGCTCGTTCAATATTGAGGTTTACGCAGAGGAGGATACGGCCCGCTTTATCGATATGCCCGGCCTGAGCGAGCGCAAGAACGCTCTTGTCAAGCAATGTATGAAGCGGCGATTTGATGCCGTGCTGATGGAGGATCAGGTGGTCCTCATAGAGCCTGCAGGAGAGCGCGAATGTATGTGCATCTCCGTGGACGGGGATCACTCGCTTACATGGTCAGACATCGCCGTCCACAACACCATGAAGAGCCTGCTAACGAATGTGTTCTGGCCTGCTTGGGAGTGGGGTCCGCGCAACATGCCGCACTTGCGTTATGTCTGCGCCGCGCACAAAGTTGAGAACTTGTCTGCACGCGATAGTCGCCGCATGCGGCAGCTAATCACATCAGAATGGTATCAAGCCAGATGGGGTGATCGAGTAAATCTTGCGAGCGATCAAAACGAAAAGCTGAACTTCCAGAACACCGCCGGTGGCTTTCGCATGGCAACCGCGATCGGCAGCCTCACGGGTATTCGCGGCGACAGGGTTATCATCGACGATCCGCATAGCGTTGACAGCGCGGCGTCTGAGACGCAGCGAGAGTCGGAAGTCACAACATTCCTTGAAGCAATTCCAACTCGTCTCAATGATCCGATCAAGAGCAGCATCGTTGTCATCATGCAGAGATTGCATCAGGAAGATGTCTCAGGCGTAATCATTGAGAAGGGTCTCGGCTACGATCACATCATGCTGCCGATGCGATATGATCCCCTGCGCGCAATGCCAACAAAGTTGGATTTGGAAGACCCGCGCACAGAAGAGGGAGAGCTTCTGTTCCCGCAGCGTTTCCCCGCGCACGTTGTGGACCGCGACGAGAAAGCAATGGGGGCCTACGCGACAGCCGGGCAGCACCAGCAGGAGCCAGCCCCAAGAGGCGGCGGGGTCATCAAGCGCGATGACTGGGTGCTTTGGGAGCAGGAAGCTTTCCCCCTGATGGACTTCGTCGTCGCCTCGCTCGACACTGCCTATACGACCAAGCAAGAGAATGACCCCAGCGCTCTGACAGTGTGGGGCGTTTTCTCGGGGGACGCGGCGACATACATTTCAAACAATTTCGTTTCGCAAACCAACAGGTTTCGGAACAACGAAAAAGAGGCCGCGCGATTTGACTCGATGGCGCAGGTCAGAAACCTGCTCCCCGACTCTCCGGAAAGCACGCCCCGCGTGATGCTGATGTACGGATGGGCCGAGCGATTGGAGCTTGCCGAGCTGATCGAGAAAGTCGCGAACACCTGCCGCCGCATGAAGGTCGATCACCTGCTAATCGAAAGCAAGGCGTCCGGCATCAGTGTCGCGCAGGAAATCCGTCGCCTGTACGGGCACGAGGATTGGGGCGTCCAGCTTGTTAATCCGGGAGCCAATGATAAGCTGGCGCGCCTGTATAGTGTCCAGCATTTGTTCTCTGAGGGCATTGTGTTTGCGCCCGATACCCGCTGGGCTGACAATGTAATCGCTCAATGCGAGGTCTTCCCGAAGGGAAAGCACGATGACCTTGTCGATACCACCTCGATGGCGCTAAAATACCTTCGCGAGACCGGCATCCTTGTCAGGCAGCCGGAGCGCATTGCCGAGATCGATGCTGGCCGTCAGCATCGCGGCAAGCCGCCTGAACCTCTCTATTCGGTGTGAAAATGATCAAAGCATCCGCTATTGTCGATGTCATCAAGCCCGCAACGCCTGTGAGGCTTGGGAACTTCAAGGTCGAGGTCTGGGGCGCTGAACCGAATGACTATGTGCGCATCTATGAAATTCAGGCGAAGTCTGATACAGTTGCCGCTCAAGAAGGCATACGCCGGTTCGTTTCGGAGATCGAAACTCTTTTGCAATCAAAGGATTAGCCATGCCGATGACGCCCGGTCTCGTGGGCAATCTTCGCCAGCTCCCGCAAGACGAGCTGGAGGAAATGCCAGTTGTCCAGTTGCTCGATGACGCAGAGAGGGCTGAGACGAACGACAACGGCGAGGTGATCCGGATCGAACATCCTGACGGCTCGGTGTCGATCTCTCTGGACGGCAGCCCAATTGGCGGGGACGAGGAGGAGCGCGAGACTGGCTGGTTCGACAATCTCGTCGATGAGATCGACGCTATGGAACTGACCCGGATCGCAGAAGACCTTCTGAGCGGCATTGACGAGGACATCCAGTCCCGCCGTGAGTGGGTGGATGATCGGGCGCAGGGCATCAAGCTGCTGGGCCTCAAGATCGAGATACCCGGCCTCGGGGGTGCGCCAGATGGCGCTCCTGTGGAGGGCATGAGCAAGGTTCGTCACCCGCTATTGCTGGAGGCTGTCCTGCGCTTTCAGGCCAACTCCCGATCTGAGCTTCTGCCGACAGACGGCCCGGTCAAGATCAGGAATGATGGCAACAATGCGTCGTTGCAACAGGACCAGCTTGCCAATGCGTTGCAGCGCGACCTGAACCATTATCTGACGACGACGGCGAGCGAATATTATCCTGACACCGACCGCATGCTGTTCATGCTGGGCTTTGGCGGGACAGCCTTCAAGAAGGTTTACTTTTGTCCGTTACGAAATCGCCCGGTTAGCGAGACCGTCGATGCGGATGATTTGATCGTCAACAACGCGGCGACCGATCTCGATAATGCTCGCCGTGTGACGCATAGGACCTATCTGAAGCCTTCGACGGTTAAGCGCCTGCAACTGCTGGGCGTCTATCGGGATATCGACCTTGTCGATCCCTCAATGCCGTCTCTAGATGCTGCCCAGCGCGCTCAGAGGGATCAGCAAGGCATATCTGACAACACGATGCGGGCTGAAGATCGGGATCGTGAAATCTTCGAGTGCTATTGCGAACTGAATGTTCATGGTTTTGAACATAAGCGCCGTGGCAAGATCACTGGCCTCGATATTCCTTATCGCGTGACGATCGACGTTTCCTCTCGCGAGATCCTATCGATTGTCCGGAACTACGATGAGCCGGAAGGCGATGCGCTTCCGGAGGCGCGAAAGACTTTCGTGAAATATACTTTCGTGCCGGGCATGGGCTTCTACGACATCGGCTTGCTTCACATCCTTGGCAATACCACGAACGCCGTGACGGCAGCTTGGCGCGAGATGCTTGACGCGGGCATGTTCGCGAACTTTCCGGGCTTCCTGATTGCCGACACGGGCCTTCGTCAGAACACCAACATCTTCCGCGTTCCTCCGGGCGGCGGTGCGTCGGTTAAGACAGGCGGCCTGCCGATCAATCAGGCCATCATGCCACTGCCGTACAAGGAGCCCGGCGGCGCGATGATGACGCTGGTGCAGAACATGGTCGAAACTGGCCAGCGTGTTGGCGGAACGGCTGAGATGGCTGTTGGCGAGGGCAAGCAGGATGCACCTGTTGGCACAACGCTGGCGATGATTGATCAGGCAACAAAGGTTTTGAACAGCGTCCACAAGCGTATGCATGCGGCGCAGGCTGAAGAGTTCAGGTTGCTGGTGGATTGCTTCCGCGAGAACCCTGAGAGCTTCTGGCAGCGCAACAAGGTGCCGACCTATCCTTGGGACGAGCAGACCTTTTTGAATGCCTTGAATGAGGTTGACCTGACCCCGCAGGCTGATCCTAACACGGCGAGCCAGACGCAGCGGATGATGAAGATTGTCGGCCTGAAGCAGCTTCAGGCGTCGAACCCGTCGATGTATGACCCTGTTGCGATTGATATGGCTGCCTTGCAGGCAATGGGCTGGAATAATCCACAACAGTTCATGGTTCCGCCGAGTGCTATGGGCGCTCCGCCGCCGCAACTTATTCAGGCCAAGGCACAATTGGAGAATGATGCCAAGCGTGCCAATGCGGCCATGATGGATGCGCAGACAAAGCAACAAGCGGCTCAGGCTAAAGCGCAAGTCGATATGATGTTGGCGCAGGCCAAGCTACAGGAGTCTGGGGGAGCAGGGGGCCAAGATGGTCAGATCGATCCTCTTAAGGCCGCCGAGCTTGATGTAAAGAACAAAGAAATCCAGATGCGCCTGATGGACAGTCAGCTTGATGCTGTCAACCGGAAACGGGATCGCGAAAGCCGCGAGCGACTTGCTGCTGTTCGTCTTGCGGAAGACATGGCTAAAAACCCAGCCGGGCTGTCTGTTGTTAACCAGATCATTGATCCGGGAATGATACAGCGCCTTGAGCAGAATGAGCAGTCGTTGCAGGAAGACTGATATGGATGATCGCGGATACGTCATTCCGGTTGTTGGCCTTCGCAAGGCGGCTGAAGAAGAGCGCAACAAGAAAATTCCTTTAAGGGCAACCCGACCAACTCCATTTCTTTCAAGTTTGGATGAGACCCTATCGGGATGGGGTCCAAACGAAAATGTCCCCGCCAGAGTTGTTGAGCCAGAGGTCACCCCGACGGTTGTCGAGCCTGACGAAAATCCTGTCACTAGGGCCGTTAGAGTTGTTAGGTCCATTCCCAGCAGGGCTGTAGATACTGCTGCCGATCTGGCCAGAAAACTAATTTCAAGTGATGAATATCAATCGACCGGGGATCGATTGGTTCAGGATAATCGCGTTAACTTTGGCGACCCCAATGTCGCGGCTGATTTTTTCCGCGCAAGTGATGCGCTGAAGCGCATGGGTTATAGCGAGGGTGGCATGCCGGAGGGCGTGCCTGAATGGGCTACTCCAAGAACGCCTGAAGACGCTTCGGCTGCAATTAATCGTGAGCGCGAACGCCTTGCCAAGGAGCAAGAACTTGCGCGCATGAATACGCCTGAATTTCAGCAACAGACGGCTGACCGCATGTTTCAGGAGTCGTTCAGCCCAGAGCGTCTGGCTAGAATGACTCCGGGATATGTTGAGCCGACATATCGTGACGCTGCTATCAATGATGCGCTTTCCTATGCAAGGCAGCTTGAAAGACAACAGCGCAGGCAGGATGTGGCAGGCGCATTAGCGCAGACTTGGCCTGCGCAGATGGCCAAGAGTGCTTACGAAGGAGCAAAGCTTCCGGGCGATGTCGCTTTGGGGCGTACTGATCCGCGTAGTGATGAGGCGATCAAAAGAGCCATTGACTTGGCTGGACTGACGATGAGCGGAACGCTTGCCAGCCCGCCTGTATCTGGTGCTGTTATGGGTGCTGGCCCCGTTAGGAGCGCGCCGACAATTCAGCGCGAGTTGACGCCAATGGGCTTCTACAGCCACGGCGCTGAAGCCGCGATGAATTTGCCGCAGGCGAAGGGTACGCCTGAGCAGATCGTGGCGTCTTTGCGTCAGGCTGGTGTGAAACCTGACGAGCTATTTGCGACTGGCATTGCCAATGAGGCAGCGACCGCCGAGTTGCAGCAAAAAATTGCCGCAGAATTTAAACCGAAGATTGATGCCGCTCGCGCAGCGATGGAAGGTATGGAGCCGGGCACGAAAGATTTTGATAAAGCAGAACGCCAATTTAAAAACCTTCAAAGCACCATGCGCGCTCAGATTGATAGCGCACTGGCGTTGACTGAGAACTGGGCTGGTAAGCCAAGCGTGACGCGCGAGGAGGTTGCGCAGCATTTCCGCGAGCGGATGCCGCAGATTGAAGAGACGGTTCTGGGCGGCAAGCCGACACTGTCGGACGCTGACTTTGCGCGAGATTACGACAAACTGTATGAGGCGTATGTTTCTGAAAAAGGAGGACCGCCGCGACATGATGGTCTGCTTCGCGAGTGGGCTAATGAAACAATAGCTGCCGAGATTGTTGGGAGAAACGTCAAATACGGCGACTACGTCGTGCCCGGCGGCGAGAACTACCGCGAGGTGTTGTTGAAAATGCCGCATGAAGAAAAACGCCGCGTAGGCGTTCTTTCAAACGGCACCATTATGACTGAAGAGGAACTTGCGAACCCCGTTGTCCGTAGGACGGCTGAGAAGATCGGTCTTACAATGGAAGACCGTATGATGCCGACTATGGTTCCTTTTAAATCCCAACATTGGGACGAGCCCAACGTCCTCGCACACATTCGCATGTCCGACCGCCGTGGTCCGAATGGCGAGAAGGTTCTGCATGTCGAAGAGTTGCAGAGCGATTGGGGGCAGAAGGGAAAGAAGGAAGGGTTTAGGGAGCAAGCTAGAGCTGCGTTTGATGCAGAAAATGCAAAATACAAAGAGCTAACCGACTCTGCGACCCAAAAGTGGAAAGAACTTGAAGCGTCTGGAATGTCCGAACGAGATATAGGCAGAAACTCGGAACTTATTGCATTAGAACGGGAAGCCGGGGCGCAGGCTATAAAAGTTGGTAATCTGAATAGAACAATCAGAGAAGGCCTCCCCTCCGCCCCCTACGTCACTTCGACGCAAGGATGGACCGACCTTGCTCTGAAACGTGTTCTGCGCGAGGCGGCGGAAAACGGCTACGATAAGGTTGTTTGGACGCCGGGCGCTGAACAGGCGAAGCGGTATGATTTGGCCGAACACGTTAAAAGCCTTGCCTATGATCCAGAAGAAAAAACATTGAGTTATGTTAGGCAAGGGTCGCGGGGAGAGGGTTGGATTGATCACCCCGGAAGTGTTGAGCCAAAAGATCTTGCTGGTATAATTGGTAAAGAAGCCGCAGATCGTTTGCTTGCTCAGAAGCCAAATCCTTTGAGCGGAAATCATATTCTTGAAGGCGAGAACCTTTCTTTTGGCGGCGAAGGCATGAAGGGCTACTACGACAAGATCGTGCCGACGCAGCTTCAGAAAATCCTCAAGAAGATTGATCCGCAGGCGAAGGTCGGCATGACCGACATCATGCTTCCCCCTTCCGGCGCGCGTGGTTCGAATAATCCGCCAATCGAAGCGCCCGGCATCACGATCACACCTCAGATGCGCGAGAATATCCTGCGTGGCCTTCCGCATATGGCTGAAGGTGGCGCTGTTCCGCGCCGTGGATTTGATGAAGGTGGTGTTCCATCATTCGCTTCGCCGGAGGAGCAGAACGCACAATTGAATGACGCCATAGCTTATGCTCGTCAAATCGAAAAGCGAGAGGCTATGAATGAAGCGCGCGAAGCACTAGCGCAGACTTGGCCCGCGCGTGCGGTAAAAGATATTTATGGTGCTGTAACTCTTCCGGGCGATGTTGCTTTGGGGCGCACCGATCCACGCAGCGATGAGGTAATTAAGCGCGCTTTAGATCTTGCCTTTTTGCCGGTCGGGAATGCACCTGCTGGGGCAATTGGCGCGGGAATAAGGTTGCGCCCAACCGAAGGTGTCAAACAAGTACAGAGAGGCACGCCAGAACACGCTGTCGCTAATGCGCGGCCAGAGTTGAGCCGACTTGTCAGTCCGTTTAGCGATGACCCTGAGAGCGTGCGTAGAGCGTTAGAAATCGCTGCGACGTATCGTGTGCCACAAGGGACCGAATTTGGCACAAACAGCTTTTTTCGAAACAAACCCTCAATGAGCGTTAAAGACATTCAGCCTGATATTGGTTCTCTCCCCGGCGTAACGCCAGTTGCCCCCCGGCCAATTAATTGGGAACAATTTGGAAAAGAGGCCAAGGGCGGCACCATGATAAATGTTGGTGGCGACCGCCTGAACCTCGGCCTGCTTAGAGACATCAACAATGAAGGCCGTTTGGCATGGGAAGTTCCGCTGCACGCGGGGCCAAAATATATGCTTGAGCCAAACCCCGGACTGGTATGGGCAAATGCTCCCACCCATACAACCAGTTTCAATAAAATTATCGCTGAAGCTGCCAAGAAGGGTCCTGTCTATGGTGTTTACGCTCCAATGGGGCCGACAGCAGTGGATAGTTCTGTCGGTATGTTCAACGCAGTAATGTCTCAAATCCCGACAGCTAAAATCTCACGCGCAGCCGCAAAAGAATTTGACGACATGGTGCGAAGCGGCATTTTCACTAATAAAATCAAAGATCGACCAAGCACCGCTAAGACCATGGGGCAGATTTGGCCCGGTATTTCTAAGATAAAGGATCAAGAGACAGTCCTTAAGCTTGCAGGAGAGATGACGGGAACCCAAAGAGGCGACCTCGTAAAGGCAATGGAAGCAACAGCATGGCGCAACAAAAATTTCCCCGAAATTGGTGTTACGCGCGTGGCAGTGACTGACCCAGCTCTGCTTTCAACGCCGACAAATACTGTTGGACATCGGATCGTCAAATTCGATACCGAAGGACTGGTCAAACCAAACCGCAAGTTCATGCATCAGACATATCCAACCGAAACTCGGGGTCAGTATTTCGCTGATGTTCCTGTTGTTCAAACGCAATATGGAATGCCGATCCCCATGCAACAGCGGCTCTTGATGCCAGATAAATCTGGCAACATTTCACACCCGTATTCTCTGGATACGATGGGCCGCAGCAATGCTCGCAAATTATTCACGGAGCAGAAACAAACACAGCCGATTGATGATCGCATGATTGAGAGCATTTTGCTGGGACTTAAGCGTCAAAAAGAATACGGTTTTCGCCGTGGTGGATCTATCCCTAACCACGCCGTTGCTGTCGCGAAACTGGTTCATGGAGATCAGTGGAAATGAAAAAACCTAATCGCAAGACCCGCAGGCTTATGAAGTTTCACGGTGGTCGTCCCGACATTGAGAACTTGCTGAGAAGCATCCACGAGGAGGCGCGGTCGAAGAAGCGCAAGCACTTTGACGACGGTGGAGGCGCTGACGGCGGCGGTGGTGACGGCGGCGGCTGGGGCGGCGATGATGGCGGCGGCTGGGGCGGCGATGACGGTGGAGGCTGGGGCGGCGATGACGGTGGATGGGGCAGTGCAGGCGATAGCTGGGGCGATGACGGCCTTGGCGGCTGGACAGGCGGGGAAGACGGAACTGGGGGAGGAACTGGTGCATTTGGAGCAGATAGCTGGGGCGATACCAGTGGGTTAGACGCTGGATGGGTTGGGGCAACGGATACTGGCCCGGCTGGACCGGAAGGTATGTCTTCTGAAGACGAAGACGCAATGGCAGCCGCTATTGGAGCAAGTCCCGGTCTTGCAGCAGCTTTGGGCATTCAGGATGCTCCATCAATTGCGGGTATTTCTGAAGACGATTTGGGACAATTTGGAAAAACTGGAACTCAGGCGGCTCCCGGATGGTTTGGTGCAAACTTAGATACCGGAGCCCCTGCTTTTGACGCGGGTAGAGAAGCATCTAATGCGGCCTTGGCTAGTTTTTACGAAGGCATGGCCAATGCTCAGGCCATGCAGGAACAAGGGCCAGCAGAAGATCAAAGCCCCAGTTCTCCATTTGGCGGGTTACCGGGTAGCATATCTGAGAACACAGGCATTGATGCGGGTCCGCAAGGCGTTAATGCAGGTGTATCTGCTGGCAAAAGTGAAGGTTTTGTAGGGGCTCAAGACCAAGGCCCCAGCCCCAATGCAAGTCCTGAAACAGGGACTTTTGAACATGCTGCTGAATGGGGAGCGCCTGTAGGGGCTGCTCCGTCTTATACCTATAGCGAAGTTGGGCTAGACCCGGCATTCGCATCTCCAAATTTGGGACCGGCCCCGGCTCAGGAGCCAGAAGCTCCGGCTCAGGAACAAGAGACTCCGTCAACGCCTATGACGTTGGACATTTCCAAAGCATTTGAAGCGCCGGGAACTCCAACAGGTTCTCCAACAGGCTCTCCAACAGGCTCTCCGGCAGGCTCTCCAGCAGGATCGACCGCAGGAACTACTGCCGGAGCTATTGGCGCAATTGGTGGCGCTCCTTCAATTGATACCGGGGCACCAAGCGCACCTGATATGGGTGGAGGTGAGCCGCCTCTTTGGCCGCCGCTGAAAAGGTTCCCAGACGGAACGTATGGATATGACACCAGTTTTAATGAGACAGGCATGCGCAGGGGCGGCGCAGTTCCGGCCAACGTCGAGCAGGCTCTTAAAGTAATACGAGACTACATGGGGAGCGGTGGTGACCACGATTCTATATTGCGGGTCGCACATATGGTACTATCGAAGAATATGTCATCGCCGCGTGGCATAAAATCCCCTTAAGCGGCACGGGGGACGCCCCGATAACTCCGGAGTGCAAAAAGAATGTCGGATATGGCGAAAAAGGCCCGCGAGGCCATGAAAGCAAAGGCGAAAGCCCTTGCGAATGAAAAGGTAGGCAAAGTGGACTCTTCCACTTGGACGCCGCCTGAGCCGATTAATGCAGAGGCAAAGACGGGCATGCGCCCGATCTCGCGCAGCGCATACAAGAAGGGCGGCAAGGTTATGGGCGAGGCTTGTGAGGCCCGCGCAGACCGTAAGCCTCGCAAGAGCGGCGGCAAGACGCTGACGGCTGACAGCCTGATGAACCGCGATCAGAAAGAAGCCAATGAAGAGCGCGAAGGCATCAAGCACAAGGGCGGCCTGAAGACTGGCGGTCGCGCGAAGAAAAACAACGGCGGTCCTAGCTGGGCCGCTGGTCCTCGTCCGGGCATGAACGAGGGCGAGGATATGACTGCCGAGCAGCAGGAAGCCGCTCGCAAGAAATCCGAAGCTGAAAGCCGCCAGCGTCAAGAGCAAGAAGCTCCTGAAGTTCGCAAATCCGGTGGTCGCACGAAGAAGCAGATGGGTGGCGCGTTCCTTCCTCCGTCGATCCGCAATGCGGCAGCCATTGGCGCGGCGTCCAATCGCGCTAATGTTCCGGGCGGCATTCTTCAGCCGACAGCTAAAGGTGGTCGTCCGATCGCTATGCCGGGCATGAAGGACGGCGGCAAGACGCCGAAGCGTATGAACCGCAACACCGGCGGTCGCACTGCGCCGAAGAAAAAGGCCGCAGTTAATGTGAATGTGATTGTTGCCGGTGGAAAGCCCGACATGGGTCTTGGAATGGCTCCGCCTCCGGGCGCTCCGCCTCGCGGCCCAGCAGGCATTCCTGTTCCTGTTCCTCCTCCGGGCGCTGGTGCTCCGGGGATGCCTCCGGGCATGCCGGGTGGAATGCCTCCGGGTCCGGGCGCTCCGCCCCCGATGCCTCCGGGCATGCCTCCGATGCCCCGCAAGCGCGGTGGCAAGGTCTATCGTTCCTACAAGGACATGGACGCTGGCGCAGGTTCTGGCGAGGGCCGTTTGGAAAAGACCGAAATTCAGAAGCGTAAAGGCTGACTGAATGCCCGGCAGGTCTCCGTCACCTGCCGGGCACTTATTTGACGGGAAAAGGGGAGACGATGCTAACGACAAGTACGGTCTTTAGGGCCGAACTTGAGAAATTAATCACAGAGGCCATTAATTATCAGATTGAAATCATATCATCGCCAAACGCTGTGATTGATTTCCAAGTGTACAAACACCACTTGGGTTTCATCGCGGGGCTAAGACACGTTCTTGAGCTTTGTGATGAGGCGGAATCAAACATCAACAAGCGCGAGAGGGGTGCGTGATGTCGAACATTGCCATGTTGCACGAGAAAGATCCGTGCCAAGCAATCATCAAAGAAATCGGAAACATCAAAGACATCGAGGTCTTTAATACTCAGGTACTTGTTGCGGTCTACATTCGGCCAGAAAAGACCAAGGGCGGCATTATCCTGACTGATAATCAGCGGCATGAGGACCGCTATCAGTCCAAGGTTGGGCTGATATTGAAGAAAGGCCCGTCAGCTTTTGTCGATGATGACGGCAAATGGTTCAATAAAGCCAAATTCAACGAAAAGGATTGGATTGTTTTCCGCCCCAGCGAGGGATGGAACGTCACAATCAACGGGGTTTTGTGCCGAATGCTGGACGATACCAGCGTCAAGGCGCGAATTTCTCATCCAGATCAAGTTTGGTGAGGTGAAATATGTCTGACACTGAAGAAAAGATGGAATTTTCAATTCCTGAAGACGATGCGCCCGAAAATGAGGTCGTTATTGTCGATAAAAACGAAAAAAATGAGAAAGATGATGCTATTGATCCCGAAGATGGCATCAATGACCTCAAAATGAAGCTTCAAAGCGAGCAGCAGCGTCGTTTAGAGGCGGAAAATCGCGCCAGAGAGGCCATTCAGCGCCAATATGCGGCTCAAACTGAACGGGAAGAGGCGAATTACACTCTCATTGAGAGCGCGATTAAGACCGTTGAGCGTGACAGCAGCGATTTGAGGGCTGCCTATCGTGACGCCTTGTCTGTCGGCGACTATGACCGGGTCGCTGAGATCCAAGACGCCATGACTGAGAACAAATTGCGTCTCAGCGAACTAAATCGGGGCAAGGAATACCTCAAGTCCAAACGTGAGGAAGCCCCTGAGCCGTCTCCGCCACAAGACCCTGTCGAGGCGCTTGCGGCTAACTTGTCTCCGAAGTCTGCCGAGTGGATCAGGGCGCACCCTGAATACGCGAAAGACCAGAAACTGTTCCGCAAGATGCTTGCGGCGCATGAATTGGCCTTGGCTGACGGCATCGAGCCGGACACGGACGACTATTTCAGTTCGGTGGAGTCAACGCTCCGAATTGAACGTCGTAAACCGTCTAGGGAGCCCGTAGAAGCCGAAACGGACGCGGAAGCCATGTCTACCGCAGCCAAGCCGGTTCAGCGGCGGTCGGCTCCCCCTGCGGCTCCTGTGTCTAGGGCTACAAATGGTCCGGGTTCGACCCGGTCCAATGTCATTACCCTGACAAGGGCGGAGGCTGAAGCCGCTCGCGACATGGGCATGACGGAAAAGGAATATTGGGAAAACAAGCGTCTTCTTCAGAAAGAAGGCAGGATTTGAGGAGGTTGAAAATGGCAAGTGAATTCAAACAGGCCGTGAAGGCCAGTGAACGGCCCCCGCTCCGCGCTGAAATGCGGGATGACGACCCTCGCGCCCGTGCGGCTCGCCGCGCTGCGGAGATTAAGGGCCACATTGGGTCGCTCGATGAGGGCACTGACGAATTCTGGATTGATCCGTCCAGCATTCCGGATGGCTGGTCTTATGAATGGAAGCGTCGTACGATCTACAATCAGGAAGATCCGTCTTATCAGGTCCATTTGGCTCGTATGGGTTGGGAGGCTGTCCCCGCCAATCGTCACCCAGAAATGATGCCCGCCGGGGATACCAGCAACGTCATCCTGCGCAAGGGCATGGTCCTTATGGAGCGTCCCTTGGAAATCACTTCCGAGGCTAGGGCCATTGAACTGCGTCGGGCTAGGGCGCAGGTGCGGGCTAAGGAAGACCAGCTTGCTGCGGCTCCGCAGGGGCAGTTTGAGCGGTCAAACAAGGACTCGTCCCTTGTTAAAGTCCGCAAGAGCTATGAGCCGATGCCGATCCCGGAGGATTGATGCTAGTCCCTTTTTAGGGGTGTATTGGGCCGCCTTGTGCGGCCCTTTACATTTTTCAGAATGGGGGTTATTATCCGCTCCAAGGCGCTCGGTGCGCTGTGTCTTCCCCGGCGTGAAGACTTTAAACTTGTCCCCGGTTCTTAGTCGCCCCGGCGTGCGATGATGGACTAACCTCAAATAGAGGAGAATCCGTCATGGCCAATACGGCTGCATACAACGGATTTCAACAGTACAGCGGCACTGGCTCTTCCCCTACTTACGAGCAGGTGGCCGTCCGCATTGCATACAATGCTTCCGCCATTTTCTATGGCGATCCCGTCAACCCTGATGCTAACGGCTATGTTGTGAAGGGCGTCACGTCCGCTGGTTCGGGCAACCCCCAGATCGCTGGCATTTTTGTTGGCTGCAAGTATCTTTCGGTCTCGCAGAAGCGGACGGTTTGGTCGAACTATTGGCCCGGCACGGACGTTGACTCTTCGCAGATCGTTGAAGGCTACATTGTCAATGACCCGAACGCCAAGTTTGTGGCTCAGTCTGACGGTACTGGCCTTACTGCGGCTGCGATCAACAACAATGTTGGCTTCAACATTGGCACCGGCAACACGGCTAACGGCATTTCGGGCTCGTATATCAACTCCGGCACGGTTACTCCGGGCACGGACAATTCGCTCCCGTTCCGCGTCATTGCCCTTCTCTCGGACCCTCCGGGCGTGAACGGCACTGAATCTGGCGCGTATGCCAAGGCTATCGTGGCGTTTAACAACGTCTCCACCAAGCAGCTTACGGGCATCTAAGAGGAGTAAGGACCAATGGCTGTTAATCTTAGTGCCATCAAAGACCTTCTCCTGCCCGGTCTCCGTGGCGTTGAAGGCAAGTACGAGCAGATCCCGTCCCAGTGGGACAAGATCTTCACGAAGCACAACTCGAAAATGGCTCTGGAACGCACCGCTGAAATGCGCTTCCTTGGTTATGCTCAGTTGAAGACGGAAGGTGGCCAGACCTCCTTCGATAACGGCTCCGGCGAGCGTTACGTCTACAATCAGGAACACAATGAAATCGGCCTTGGCTACGCGATTACTCGTAAGGCCATTGACGACAACCTGTACAAGACGCAGTTCGCCCCGTCGAACCTTGGCCTCATTGAGTCCTTCGCTCAGACGAAGGAAATCTATGGCGCTAACGTCCTCAACACGGCGACGACCTACAATGCCAATGTCGGCGGTGACGGTAAGGCTCTCTGCGCCACCGACCACCCGATTGATGGCTCGACGGTCGCCAACAAGCCGACCACTGACGTTGATCTCAACGAAAGCACGCTTCTGAACGCAATGATTGCGATCAGGACGAACTTCCGTGATCAGGCTGGCCTGAAGATCTTCGCTCGTGGCCGTCGCCTTGTTGTCCCGCCGCAGCTTGAGCCGGTTGCAATCCGCTTGACGAAGACGGAACTGCGTCCGGGTACGGCAGACAATGATGTGAACGCGATCATGTCAACGGCAGGTGGCCTGCCTGAAGGCTATATGGTCAACGACTATCTGACCTCTCAGTTTGCATGGTTCATGCTGACGAACATCGACGGTCTCTCCTACATGGAGCGCGTTAAGTTCGAATCCGACATGCAGGTCGATTTCGTTACAGACAACCTTCTCGTAAAAGGTTACGAGCGTTACAGCTTCAGTTACTATAACTGGCGCTCCATCTACGGCTCGTTCCCCACTTCGTAATGCATTGGGGGCTTCGGCCCCCAATTTACACTAGGCTCATAGATCACGCAGACCGGCCTAGCGGACTCTGCACAGACTGTGTGATCGTATCGTGCAGGAGAGACCCAAATGGGTACAACTACGTTCACTGGCCCGATCAAGGCTGGCGACGTTCTTGATACGACTGGCTCTGCGGCTGGTTCGGTTAAGAATGTCGGTAGCGTTGTTCTTTGCCAATCTGCGAATATCACGCAGGCTGACACGGCAACCGCATACAACACTGGGATTTGCATCCCGGCTGACAGCCACATTGTTGCTATCGAGCTTCTATCTTCTACGGCATGGAGCGGCGCGGCAACGACGATTAGTGTCGGCACTTCCGCAACTGCAACTGAACTTGTCTCTGCTGGTGTTACCAGCGGTGCAATTGGTCTTGCGGCCTTTTCTCCGGGGACCAGCGCCACTCGCGTTGGTGTTTGGAAGGACACAGGCGTATCTGACGTTCTGGTTTACGCTCTTTCGGCTAACACCGGAACTGGCGTTGGGACGTTGGTTGTTCGCTACGTTCAAGCTGAGAATCTGGCCTGATAGGAGGATATCATGGGTGCTTATAAAGGTAAGGCTTCGGTCTTCAAGGAAGCTGACGAAAAGACCTCCGGCTTCAAGAAGGGCGGGAAGGCGATGGACAAGGAAGTGATGTCGGAAGCTGCGGAA